TTTGCCACAGCCTCGTCGGTTCCACCTACTGCGGCGATGTAGACGCAGTGGGCGGGGATCTCGTAATTGGTTGGGCCAACGATTACGGGAGTACCAAGGAAGTTGTCATAGGCGTAAACATCAATCACCCCAGGCACATCCCACACCGACCCCCGGATGGCTGCCGCCGACCCGTGGGCGTTCTTGGCCACTGACGCAAAGCGGCGCGCCTCGAACTCCGCTCGCGACTCGACGTTGGTGCCAGTCACTGCTGCGCCTGCGTTATTGATGGCGTCCCAGCCCAATGATGCCTGAGCGATCCGGTTCAACTCCCCAATGCCGAGCTGCACGGGGCCTGGGGTGGTGCATGCAAACTCAACCGTGGCCACGCCGCCGATCGGGAATGTCACCGAACCGCTGGATGCCCAGTAAAGACCGCTCACGTCCCGAGCCAGAGCGCCAGCAGGCAGTATTGCTCCGGGCTGACCAGTGACGGTGGCAAGCACCACGGAAGCGGTCGCCCCTTTTCGGGTCAGGAAGTAGATCCGCCCGATAGCGTCCTGAAAGCGCCCCTCACTGGTTGCCGGGTCTACGCCAGCAACCACAGATGACACTGCGGCGTTTGCGTCGGTGATGTTCTGGGTCAGGTTGTCGGCAAGGTGGGCCTGCGGCGTGGCGCTGCTGGTAACGTTGAGATTGCCGCCGAATGCCACGTTGTAGTCAGTGAGCACCCCGGTACGAATGGCCGTAGCCTGCGGCACCGTGACGCCTTGGTAAGTGATCGTGAGCTTGGGCACGTTAGACATTGATTTGGGTCCCGTCTGTCAAGGTGACTTGAATTTGCCCTGTCACGCCTCGGGCCTGGTCATAGATAAGCACGGGAGTTGCCGATGCCACATCAGGGACGCGCAAAGCCTCCTGCTGATACCATGCCGCTAGGGTGGCCTGTGCCGGTCGCTGACCAAGCACAGATTGCTCGTAGGGGATGCCGTCATCGGTGTTGTAGGGGGCTTCACCACGCCACAGTAGCGACTGGCTGGCCACATCCTGCGCCACAGAGTAGGCGGACGAAGACAACGCAATACCGCCAGAGGCATCAACATCCAGATCCCACGTCGTCGGATTCAGAAAAATCGTGTCCATCAGTTCGCCTTCGTCAGTGTGGTGAGGTGAGCCGCCGTCATCTCTTGGCTGGGAGCTGGGCCGCCGCCGTGAGTGTGGCTGTTGAACAGCTCCACGAAACGCTCGTCCACCAGCTTGCGCACATCGGCGCCAGTGTCACCCAGTTTAACACCGGATGTGTTGTGAACCAAAATCCCACCTTCGGTGATCTGGACGTAGCTGGTCGGGGTGCCATTGAGGAATCCCCCAAGATACAGCGCATCGCTGAAATCGTGTGACCGCCAGCTGCCGGGAGGGGCAGCATCCTTTACCGACTTCACCGCCGAGATGTCCCGGGAGCAGAAGCAGGCCATGCCGATATCACCCGGCTGCGGGTCCACGATCACCGCATTGGCGCCACCCTGCAGGCGGAAGTAAGGTACGTTGCTAATCGTGCCGTGCTGCACGGTGTTCCCCTGGCCGTCCACCATGTCCACCAGCACGGTGATGTCCACCTGCCCCACTGGCGCAAGGCCTGCATTGCGCACTGCCATCACCCGCACAGGGAGGGCCGTTTGCAGCTTGAGCATGGCCTGCTGAATGGCGAAGTTTAGGCCGTTCTGCTCGCTGTCGAAATCTGACGGGAGGGCCAGGGGGTTGTTGCTTTCTGCCATGGTTCGCGCGGGTTGTTGGTGATGGATGGATTATTGCACAAAGTGTGATCTGATGGTATTAGCTAGATTTATTGCAAGATGTATTGCGTTTTATTTGTTGGTGCGATACAGTTACCCCAACGGTGCAGCACAGGGCCGCACGAGATAGGAGATACGGAAATGAAATATGAAATCGTCGAGACGCACATTACTGACGTTCAGCACGGCGATATCATCGTCGAGAACGGCGAGCTCGTTACGCTCTCTCGTAACTACATCAAGAACGACCCGCTTTTAGGTCGCACCATTCGCGGAAATTCCTACAACGGCGGTCGCAAACCTGTACTGAAAGCCGTCATTAAACGCGCGATGCCCAACGGATCTTGGGCTAACGCGTGATGATTTACCCAATCGTATTCGGGTTGGTTGCTATCGCATCTATAATGTTGTGGCTTTGGCCATAAAACTAAGGCCCCGTTATGGGGTCTTTCTCATATCACCGCGTCCTCACAACTGGCTGATCGCATTCGCATTAACGTACATGAACCACGCGCCGCCAGGGGTCTCGCAGTCGAGGTTTATGGACATCCCCCTGACGTACCAATTTCCAGCGCAAGGGGTTACGCTGGTTTCAAGTTTAACCTGCCTGCCATGGAATACTCCAGGATCGTACAGGCACATGAAATCAACACCCAGGTGCGTGGGGGTGGGCCATCCTATAAGGCCCAGCTCACCATTCATCAACACTGGCTCTATATTTCTCGGCCTGCCTTGCGGGGATATCGCAACAACCCCCTCCGCTGTGTCTATCCATACCTGACACCTTGCCGTTTCACAAAGAGATCGCAACTGGTTGAAGTATGACCCGCTCAGGTAGGCATCCGACACGGTGACATCCACGCCGTTATTCTCCAGCGTCATGTCGATCTTCTTGCAGAGCTCCCCGGCGATTGCGGCCACCTTCTGCGGCCCAGGCCATGAGGTGGGAGGGTTGGCATCAACAGACGGCTGCAGGGCCTGGTACGCCTCAATCATGAACGACACATCCGGCGCACCCATGTAGTCAGCGTAGGCGCTGCCTATCGTGCCAAGGAAAAGCGTGTTGTATTTGCCATCCGGCCCGGTAGCTTCCACCAGCACCTCGTTGCGCTGTAGCTCGTAGTTGAAATTGTTGATGATGGTCAGGCGGTTCATCACGTCTTGCGCCAAGCCCTTGATGGAGATCCGCGCCGTGGCGAACTGCCAGCCGCCGGGGGCGTTGATCTGCACAGACGAGCGGAACCCCTCATAGACAACGGTGTCCGGCTCGCCAGGGCCATCGAATGACCCTGTGCGCATCTTGAAGGTAAACCTCAAGCCTCGCTGTTGAAAAGAAGTTGCCACCGGCTGCCCCATCCTGTGTAGTCGGGCGCATCATCGCCCTGTGTGTCGTTGACTGCGATATCGCCGATAAAGCCGGTGTACGGCACCCGAAGGATTGCAGATCGATTCACCATCAGCACTGTATCGCACAGCACCTGGCCCGCCCACGATGCGCTCAGATACTGTCGCCCACCAAGCTGGCGCAGATACAGCGTAACCGGCTGGCCCGCAAGCGTGACCTGCACGGTTTGGGCTGGCACGGCGCGCAGGGGGATTTGTTCTATTGCCATAAGCTCCTCATGATCCAAAGGTGTCTGTTGGCGCAGTAACTTGATAGTCCCACTGGATATCCTTAACAGGCTCGATAGCCTCACCAAGCTGCACCCGTGCGGTTGGGGTAGGCGGCACGTTGTTCGGGTCGGCGATCTTGCTGTTGCTGTAAACCACCTGGGTCTCCATGACCTCCTGCATCATCAGGTCGGCGACAATCATCCCGGCACCGCTGGACGCCCCGCGCAGGATCCGGTATTCGACCAGCGTGTAACCGCTGTACCGCTTCTCCGGCATGACAATATCCCACTGGGTGGGCAGGTTCAGGTTCTCTTGCAGCCAGTCGGTGATGTAAGAGCGGGTAGAGGCTCGACCTTCCTTTGTGACCCGCAGCATCAGCACGGCAGGGTTGCGCACTTTGTTGCAGCTGGTGAAGCTGCCGCTCTCGATTGGGTAGCTTGATGCCTCAGCGGATCCGTTGATGCCCATCTCGACGATGGAATCCACCATCACGGGGCCATCCTCCTTGCCCGGCTCGAAGATGCCCCACTTGTCGCCCGGAAACAGCGCTGACCACAGCGACCCGAGGGCCGAGCTGAGTACGCTGGTTATCGGCGCCGGTATCTTGCCGCTCTTGAGGACTGGGAAGCCAGGTATTCCGGCCATGTTGACTCCTTGGTTTGCCTTGTCGGCTTGCTGTTGGGATTATTGCACAAACCAGCGCATCGAGGTATCCAGAGACAGTGCCACCATCACCTAATCCCTGCATCAAACTGACGCACAATCTCCCCTTTCAGTCCTGACGCAATCCCCCGCGCATCAGTGGCCTGGGTCTGAACCGTGATCTGCCCAATGCTGACCGACGAGCTCCCACCGCCACCACCCTGCGCCATGTTGATCCCGCTCATCGCGCCAGTCTGCGTCATTGGGTGAGCTTGTCCTACACCACCCCAAAGTTGCCTATCAGTAAGGGTCCACCCAGATTCCTGCTTTGCCATTGCCGAAATGAGGGATGCGGCCTGGGATGGGTTCGCCATTGATATTTGAGCATTGCGATCAATGCCCATCCTTTTTGAAACCTCTCGAATGTACGCCTCTGTCTCGCTTCCGTTTTCGCTTTCAGGCGCCCATCTAGATATGATTTTCTCAATGGTGTTTAGCCCCTCCCGCTCATACTTGGCAAGCTGCTTATACATCTGGGCAACGCCCGCTTCTACAGTCTCAAACTTTGCAAAGCGACCGTTTTTTGTCGCGCCCTTTTGCCCGGCGAAATTAATGTTTCCGGGGTTTAGGTTTCTCCTAGCTGGGGATGAGTCGTTGACGCCTGACATATCAGGGCCTTTGTTCTCAAGGGTAGGTCCCATGTAGTTGTCGCCCTGCAGCTTGCGGAGCTCTTCATCCTCTCCCTTGTTCAGTCCGCCAGAGTACAGCAGGAAGCCCAGTGGGGCCGCCAGAGACGCAGCACCAGCGGCAAGGCCTGCCATGGTGGCCGACAGGGACGCAATGCCGCCAATCACCGCAGAGCCACCCAGCAGGCGCAGCGTTGCTAGGGCCAATATAAGCGACGTGCTCCACCCGTCCGTTTTCTCGTCCAGCTCGGCGAATATCTCAACGGCCTTGGACATTGGCGGGATGATGACCTCGGCCATCTTTACGAACGAGTCGGCCAGGCGCTCGAGAGACGGCAGCACCTTGATTACCATTTCCCGGGTCAGCTTTTCAAGCCGCTGCTGGGCCTTAATCCATGTCTGTTCTGCCTTATAGGCGGCGTCGGCGTCCTTCTGGCTAAAACCTTGCTGAGCGGACAGCGTGCTGCGCAGCTCCTTGCCACCCTTGGCGATCAGGTTGATGGTGCCTTCATCAAAGCCCATCTGCTGCAGGTATGCGTACCGCTGCTGGCGGTCAGGGAATGCCTTCTCTGTTGAGTCGGCAATATCAGCCAGGATGTCTGTCAGCGGCTTGGCTTTACCAGCCGCATCAGTGACGCTCACACCCAGCTGGCGCAGGTAGGGGG